CCCAGTTCGCACCCGTAGCCCAGTTCGCGCCAGTCGCCCAGTTTGCACCCGTTGCCCAGTTCGCACCCGTAGCCCAGTTTGCACCTGTTGCCCAGTTCGCACCAGTCGCCCAGTTTGCACCCGTAGCCCAGTTCGCACCAGTCGCCCAGTTCGATATTGCGCGCCTCAAATTCGGCGGCTAATTCAGAAAGTTCATTGTACTGAAAGGGTGTCCATCCTTTGTCTGGACCCCAGAGATAAAGTGTCTTCATGGTGGTGTATGTTTTGTGTTTAAAGTCCGTGTCAATTTTCAATCACCGTAAGCAGCTCGATGTCGTCATACCTGCGTTTTGGCCGCCGCATCATCCGGCATTCGAAACTGGAGCTCAAGACTTCGACCGAGAACAGGCAGAGAAGAATCGCCGCCCCGATCCGCCGGGTCATTTCCGATATGTTGAGCGTGATGCCGAAGTTCTGGGTGAAATACCATGTCACAAGGGCGTTCAGGTTGCGTTTTACACCGGCTTTATCGTATACATTCTGCAAGTGGTTGGCAACACACTGGTAAATCACATTCATGCTATCGGCGATCTCCCGAAGGGAGTAGCCAAGCACAACCCGGTTCACGATCTCGCGCTCACGCTTGGTGAGTATGGCATCGGTTTTCATAGCTATGCAACTCCCCAGGGGTCATCGACACCCCATTTCGTGAAAATCGCCTCTATCTTTTCCCGCTCCGTAGGCGTATGATTCACATATCCATACTTACGGTTATGAAAAGCCCTCTTGCATAGGCCGCCTTTTTTTAGCGCCTGGCTGATTTCGTCCATTGCGATGCTGGCGAGATCACGCCCTTTTCGCCGGGCGCGGATGATGTTGTAGCCCTTCACGAAGGCACAGCATTCGATGTCATTCTTTTCAGTATTCATAGCTTTGTTTATTTATCCAGAAGCGCCATTATTCGTTCGATGCAGGCTGCTTGCTCCTCAAGCAGTGTAGCCAGGCGGTCAGTAGTTTTGATTAATTCATTCATGATATGGTTATTTTTTTAGTCACCATAGTACATTCCACGGACGCCATAGAAATCTGACGGCACCTTCAGCAGCTCGGGGCGGTACTCCGTGGTCTTCGGCTGCTCCGTCGGGCGGTTCTCGATCTTCGCCGTCATCATCGCCAGCTTCTCATTGCGCCATGCTTTTTTCAGGCAGGCCGAAAAGGTCATTGACGATTGTACCCGTTTCAGGTACCACGCATTCTTCATAATCTTGCTTTTGTCGTAAGTTTTCATGACGCTACGCTTGGTTATTTCAAAAACTTTTGTATATCTTTACATTGTTTTGTGGTGCATAACTCTATACCTTTGCGGTGTAGTTTAGTATCACACTGCAAATATATCTAAAATTAGATATAACACATCTTATTTTAGATAAAATGTTTTTATAATTTTAGAAACAGTTATAAGATAAAGCATTACATGGCTAATATAGAGATAGATAGAGCTATTGAATTGTTAATAGAAAGCCCTGAGAATAATAACCAAGTGGCTAAAGGGACGGGAATACATCCGTCTACTATCTCTAATTATAGAACAAAGACCACTAAGCCATCGGTGCCTAATGCTCGATTGCTTATTGAATACTTTACGAGAAAAAATACCGGGGCAACCCAAAATGATAACACTATTACTAACCCAACAAAAACTCAGGAGATGGATCCACTTGCAATGGACTACATCAACACCCTAAAAGAACAGCTTGCTAAAGTGACCGCAGTTGTTGAAGAGCAGAATGCGATCATCAAGCGATTGACCCAAAAGGGTGATGGTGAAGTCCTCTCTCGAAGAGTGGGTGCAGTCAAAGAAAAGCAAGATGAATTAACGGAAAACCTGTGACGCGTCATCGTGCAGATTGCACCCGAAAGGAGGCGAACACCCTCCTTTCAAAATGGGCAATTTTGCGATGGGCTAAAAAATGTTCTTTTCAGATATATTAATATTTTGTGCATCAGATCATTATATCACAAAAAGACGAGGGGGGGGGGATTTTTGGACAGAGAATAACAGATACGGACATTCACCCCCATAACAAAGTAAATAATGCCCCTCTCCGAGTTTTCGAAGAGGGGTAAATTCATAAACTCATGAAAAAGTTACTATACTTCTTGCTATTCTTTATTGGGCTAACGCTATACGCTTGTACGTCGGAAAGAAATAATGATAGCGGCTTCGACCCATTAAGTGGCTACGGCAAAAAATTCGACTTTTCCAATATTGACACGGACGGATTATTTATTACAGGTTGTTGGGGAGATTACGGGAACAGCGGCGATGGCACCGCGACTTTCCCGTATAGGGAATTATGGGGTAAAGATTATGTTGTAATATTAGGCAATCGAGATGCCACATATGCCTGGATAGGAGTATTTGATTACTTTACCCATAAATGCATATATGACTATACGGACTGGGAAAAACCAATCGGATATACAGAATATGGGGAGGAGGTGCAATATGAAATTACAACTATCCAGCCACATGAATTAACGTTCGGAGATAATTACTTCACAATACCAATAACATACAGCGACAGGCAAAATCGCAGGACTGAAATAGACTTAGTAATATATAGGGTCGACGGCACTACGACCAGAAATAAAGTGCTGGATACTGCTTCTTCGCATTATGATGGTTATATAAATACAGGAAAATTATCTAACAATTGTCTGTTTTTTTATAGTTATGATGATATGCATGAAAATTCGAGTATCATCATATGGTTTTATGAGATACCGAGCGGAAACAAATTTTATGAATTTACTTTAAATAGCCTCGATGGATGGATTCCGCGTCCACCAACAACAGCATTTGATATAATAGGGGCAGCATTCGCCAATGCAGATTATACGCAATCTCGCATCCTCATAAACCCTAATGATGTAGAATCCTGGCTCGCGTATACAAGTCCAGGTCAGTCAATCAAATTAGTGGCTTACGATCATGGCGAACTATCCGACGTTCAGGAAGTAGCGATTTTCGATGAATATACGGGCTCCTATGACCAAGCGCCACGGTATGCAGTTGAATACTTAGAACAGGAAGCCGATAGCCATTTATTAAAAGTAACCCGCACTGAATATAACGGGACGCGGGAATCCAAGAATGTGCGCGTATACTTGGATAATTCAGGCGGACATATCAATATTCAATAACCAAAAGCTCCGGCGAAAGTCGGGGCATTTTTTATATGTTGACACAATAAGCGCGTTGCCAGCTACGTTTTCATTGTGCAACTAAAAAGTTGGTGAAAAATTTGCACGTTTAAAAGTGAATGTGTAAATTTGCATACACAATTACGCTTCTGGCTTCCGTATATTCCCTCTTTGATAATGAATATGCCGACCCAGAAGCCTTTTTTTATTAAATATATGCCAACTAATAACTCGCCAAAAAAGCGCACAGATGTTCCCTGTGTATCAACGCCCGTAAAAGTAGCTGTACTTATTGACGGAGGATTTTTCATTAAACGATACAACGCAATGTACAATAAATCCGGTCGTAAATTGCCTCAAACGGTCGCGGATGATATTTACAGGTTGGCGCATTCTCATGTAGGTAATGAAAATTACTTGTATCGGATATTTTATTACGACTGTATTCCGTTGGACAAGAGGGTTCATAATCCTATATCTCACAAATGTATTAACTTCGGAGGCTCCCCGCAAGCTAAATTTAAAAGAGAACTTATTGAGGCCCTGAAAAAGAAACGAAAGGTTGCTCTACGATTAGGCACTCTTAAAACAAACTCGTGGCAGTTTCGCCCTCGTGTAGTTAACGACATAATAGCAGGTACAAAAAATACTTCCAATTTCGTAGAGGATGATGTGTGCTTTGAGATAAGGCAAAAAGGCATTGATATGAAAATTGGGGTTGACATTGCGTCTATTGCCCTCAAAAAGTTTGTAGACAAGATTGTGCTTATCTCCGGTGATTCTGATTTTGTCCCAGCTGCAAAATTAGCACGCCGAGAAGGTGTCGATTTCGTTCTTGATGCAATGTATGCTCAGCATATAGACAACGGGCTGTACGAACACATAGACGGGCTGAAAAGTATGCCTTTATATGGCAATACTAAACGTAATGCAAAATCTGCGGACGCTAAAACCACTATGTCGCAAAAAAACAGGATACATCTGTCGTAAGCGGAAAAATTATCGTATCCCGAAAACAATAAGAGCGCTTAATGCCATCGACCTGTTAATATGGTATGCTTACTATCAACTCCGGCCACACAGCCGGGGCTTTTTTTTGTACCTTTTGACCAATACAGCCCACCTAAGTAAGGTTTCTCCATAGGGAAAACACAAACCTTTGGAACAATTCACCCAAGAATAAAAGCCTCAAAAATCAGGGGCGAAACCCATTGTTATTAAAATGCCTGCTCCCACCTTTGCCTTGAGAGATTGTTTTTCATGGCAGAAGGGAAGCTGACGATAAAGCAGGAGAAGTTCTGCAACAAGTACCTCGAGTGCGGCAACGCATCCGAGGCGTACTGCTTTGCATATGGTTGTAAAGGATGGTCGGACGAATCTGTCAACGTAGCTGCCTCTAAACTGTTAAAAACCGCTAAGGTTTCGCTAAGGGTAAAACAACTTCAAGCCCAATTAGCCGAAAAAGAACTTATCACCAAAGAGGAGCTAATCCGGCTTAATGTATCCATCATTAATGCAGACGTACTCGATTTTGTCGATGCCGATATGGTTGACATGCAAACCGAATATGGCGTACGGCAGGTTGCGTCTATTTCTTTCCAAGACCTTAAATCTCTTCCACCCGAGAAACGCCGTTTAATTCAATCCATAAAAATAGACCGTTCAGGCAGCCCAGTTGTGGAATTGATGGACAAGAGTAAGGCGATAGAAACTATTAACCGAATGCTCGGCTACAACGCTCCGGAGAAAACAGCCAACACCGACACCAAGGGTAATGATATTCCGCAGCCCACATTCAACACAGATAGGTTCTTCCAACTTATGCAAACGATCAGAGGCAATGACTGATTATTCCAGCATAGGCGACTTTTTGATAAAAGAAGGGAGTTTGGCATTTACGGCTGTAATGTTCGAGGCTGTGAACAAACAACCTTTTCGGATTGCGCCCCATCATCGAATAATATGCCATAAACTCGACCAGGTACTGCGCGGAGAGCATCCAACCAATCGGTTAATGTTTAATATTCCGCCACGGCACTCTAAAACAGAATTGGCGGTTGTATCTTTTTCTGCATTGGGTTTTGCACTCAATCCTCGATCTGAGTTTATGCATCTTTCGAGTAGCGATCAGCTCACGACCCGGAATGTTACGAACATACGAAGGATCATGGAGGATCCCAATTACCGCGCATTCTTCCCAAATGTCGAACTGTCCAACAATGCCAAAGGAAGTATATCCACCTCAAGCGGGGGCGTAATGTATGCGGCTCCCTTTATGGGTCAAATAACAGGGTTTGGATGCGGTAAACTGGGAGCGCAAGAATTCAGCGGGGCCATGAGTATTGATGACCCGATGAAAGCTCAAGACAGCTTCTCAAGCACAATTAAAGAGCGCATTGGCGAACTGTGGACATCTACGTTCAAGAACCGTCTTAACGATGTTCGCACTCCTGTTATTGTGACGGCTCAAAGGCTCGCCGTAGATGATTTTTGCGGTTATTTATTGCAACTTGAAGGGACAATTGAAGAAGGTGGAGAATGGGATGTTGTCAAATTCCCCGCAATCTTAGATGCAGGGCTGCCTACCGAGCGTGCGCTTTGGAATGAACGTTTTGCCCTTGATAAGCTAAAGCGTTATCGGGATGCGGATCCATTTACCTTTGAAACGCAGTACATGCAGAATCCTAAGCCTGCTGAAGGCCTAATGTACCGTGAATTCCGAACATACGACGTTATTCCCTACTCCAAAGATTGCACGCATAAGAATTACACTGATACGGCAGATACAGGAAGCGATTATCTGTGTTCAATATGCTACGACGAATTGCCCGAGGGAAATTATGTGACCGATGTGCTCTACACAAAAAAACCCATGGAGTATACCGAACCCAAGACGGCCGAAATGCTTGCAAGGAACAGGACGGAATGGGTTAATATTGAAAGCAATAACGGAGGGCGGGGCTTTGCGCGCAATGTAGAACGCATCCTTCGCCAGATGAACATTACCCACACAACGGTTAGTTGCTTTTCCCAGACCGATAATAAGCAGGTACGCATATTTACCAAGTCGGCAGACGTCAACAACATGACATTTTTCCCGACAAATTGGGACAAAAGATGGCCGGAATTCTATCAGGCCATTATGGGATACATGAAGGAAGGGGGCAATGCGCATGACGATGCCCCCGATGCGCTGACCGGATGCTTTGAAAAGCGCAGCACACCGATACAAGACGATGATTTAAGTGATATTAATATTTGGTAAACAATGAACTTTTTAGACCGCCTTTTTACTTTTTTCCAAAATAAAACGCTCAATGCCTTGGGGGTTGAGAGGGATTTAATGGAGCTTATCAAGGCAAAAGACATTAGCCAGGCGATGTCTTTAATGGAAGATCATGACGAAGAAGCAATGCAGGCAATACGGGAGTATAATCCGGAACTTCACGCCATAATGAAGCGTCGAAATAAAACGAGAAAGGGACAGGGAGATTACCGCACGGAGAAATTGCCCCGTACTCGTCAACGCTATATAAATGAGGTAGAATTATTCTTTTTACTGGGTAACCCTATCAAGTGGCGCTTATCCGATGAATCGGGAGATCCGGATGCTTATGCCGCATACAGGCAATTCCTCCGCGATTTAAGGTTTGACAGTAATATGAGACAGGCAAAGCGACTGGCTGGATGCGAAAGGCAGAGTGCTAAATTGTACCATATATACAGAAATGATACTACGGGACTTCCTGAGGTTAAAGTGGTCGTACTTTCCATGTCTAAGGGATACAGCCTTCGCCCTATGTTCGATCAATACGGTAGTATGCTGGCATTCGGATGTGGATATTATCTCAAAGAAGGATCGCGCACAGTAGAGCACTTTGACATCCACACACCAGCTTTCATATTTCGAGGTAAAAAGTCCAAGATAGGATGGGATGTTGCCCCAATTATCAACCCATCAGGTAAAATAAATATTATTTATTATTCACAGGAAACGGCATGGGATGGATTGCAACCCCGAATTGATCGGGAAGAAATAATAGATTCAAAAACAGCAGACACCAACAATTACTTTGCGGATCCAATGTTCGTTGCCACCGCAGAGGTTATCAAAAGTCTTCCCAAAGCTGATTCCCCCGGAAAGGGGATCAAGCTGTCAAGCAAAGATGATCGGTTTGAATATCTTAATCCACCTATGTCGTCTGAAACGAGGCAGCAGGAAAAGTCGGATTTAAAAGAATCTATACTTTTCGATACGTTCACTCCCGAATTCACGCCCGAAAAGATGGTGGGATTGGGTACCTTATCCGGCGAGGCAATCAAGCGAGCGATGGTTCTTGGGTATATAAAACGTGATAATCGAAAAGAGATATACGACGAACTCGTCGACCGGGAAAAGAACCTAATCTTGGCGATTATGATGAATGTAACTCATATCCATATGAGAGACAAACTCGCCACCCTCAAGATCGAGCATGAATTTTCGGAGCCCTTCAACGAAGACATTACTGCAAGGTGGCAATCCATAGGGAAAGCCTATGCAGATGGAGTGCTTTCACTTGAGGAATCTGTAAAATTAATGGGTGTTGCAGATAATTACCAAGAGGAAATCGAAAGAATTAGGCAAATGAAAGAAGCCTCCGTCACAAGCATCTACGAGGATGCAAAAACAAACCTTTCGACCAAAAAAAGACGAGGATTCAAGTATCAATACCCCGACTGAATAAAACTTTTAGGACAATGAAGGCTATTATACATCAATTTGATCCTCAAATTTATCCTCGGTTAATTTGGGTGGTGATAGGTGAAAAAAGCGCATCTGCAATAAGCGATAGGTTTGAAAATATAATAGATATGGACAACACATCTGCGGCGGATACGCAGAGTGCATACGACATCACAAATAAAAGGGGTGGAGTTCTTATCAGGTTCGCCACAAAGGCGAACGCTCAAAATATCCAGTACGTTTGCCACGAATCTACACATGCGGCTATGGAGATATTCGATTATATCGGTGGACGCATTGATTGCAGTAACCAAGAGCCATTCTGTTATTTGGTCGGCTGGATATCTGAATGCATAAAAGAGGCTTTGAATTACCGTACAAAAAAAGTATAAATTTCCATCCTGCCCATTGTTATTAAAATGCCCGTCGAAATCTTTGCAACAGAGATTAATTAAAAGAATATGAAAGAAAAACTTTTAGCACTGCTCCAAACCAAATTTCCGGGGGTGGACAATGCGATCCTCGACCGAATCGCAACGAAGAAGTCAGAGAATGTAACGGACGAAGCGCAATTACCTACCATAGCAGAGGGGATTGGCTTTCAGGACGTGTTAACCAGCTACGGCGACTACCGGGCAGGGGATGCGCAGCAGACCGCAGTCAAGAACTACGAAAAGCGGCATAACCTCAAAGACGGGAAGCCTATCGAGCAACCTGCCACAGGGGAGCGGCAGGCGAATACTCCTCCCAGTAGCGAAGAGCCCGAATGGTTTAAAGCCTACAAACGCCAGCAAGAAGAGCGTGAAAATGCTGTAAAAGCAAAGTACGACGCCTTGGAAGCAGCACGTGTAAAGGCTGAACGAGACGGACTTATTCGCTCAGCGGCTAAAGCGGCAAACATCAATGAATCGGCGTTGAACGACATTCTCGGGCTCGCTTCCGCGATGAACGAGGAAAAGCCGGACGAAACGAATATCAAAGAAAAGTTCGCGGCTATACAGACGCGATTCGTTGCCGCAGGGCTTGAGGGGCAGAAAACGGCATTCCCCCTCTCCACATCTGAGGCTCAAAGCAAAGAAGAGGCCAAAATGTGGGCTGAAAATCTGCCGGATGCAAAATAAAAACAGCAACAAACATGGCTATTAAATTCGAAAAGACACAAGTTAAGGGCGGGTTTCCGGTATTCTGGCGCGGGGGGCGCGAAGTGCTGCCGGGTGATTTCGCCTTGAAGGGCACTTATCCGGAAGGCACGATACTCAAGGAAGGGACGCCCCTCAAACTCGATTTCGAGAACATGCAATGCACGATCTGCAAATCCGCTCGGATTGTCGAAGGAGGCACCACAACCAAGCCGCGTGTCGTGAAAGGCTCTATGTTCCAAATCAACGATCCCATCAAGGTTGGCGAATCCTCCGGCACAGTAAAGGGCATCAGCACTACCAATGAATCCTACGATGAAATCACCCTTAGCGCAGAGATGACCGAAGCCGTTGCCGGGGCCGATCTGCTTGGCGGGGACGAAATGCCGGATGCAGTTATCGAAACGACCAAGAAATATACTACCACAAATGGGTTCCCTACGGTTTCGGCAGCTTACGGCGCCCGGATTCTCAAGGATGTGGTATATCCTATCCCGGCTGCATGGTTGCAAGGTTTCAGCCTGAAAAACAACCATGAAATAAAGTACATCAGACAGTAAAAGGCAGGTAAACAATGAGTGAAGTATATTATTCTTCTATTTTCAGCGAGCTGACCAAGCAGGTGCAAGCTCGCATCGACGCAGCATCTGAACTGCGCAAGCGCTTGTTCGACCAAAATGTCTACGAGCGTTTTTTGGAGTGGGACACCCCCATGGTAGGGTTCAATTTCGAAGAGATCATCGGCTCGTACAATCTGAGCGTGGCAGCCGCCACCTTGGATTCGAAAGGCAAGGAGCCCATTATAGGATCTGAAGGCCTGGCTACAATAGCCAAGAAAGTCCTCATTCACCAAATGACCCTACCGATGCCCATTGAAGACTATCGGAAGGTACTTCAGCTGCTGGATTCACGCATGATCTCAGATCAGGCAAAGAAACAGCAACTCGTAAACCTCATGTGGGGCGGCGTTGAACGGGTCGTAGAATCCGTACAGGCCAAAATAGATATCATCTTCCTGGGTGCCCTCTCGAACAAAGGGGTATTTTCATTCACTCAGGAAAACAACCCCGAAGGAGGTGTGCGAGGCAATATCGACTATGGCATGCCGCAAGAAAACATCGCCACAGCAGATACACAGTGGACGGAGGGCAACATCAACACGGTCGATGTATTCGAGGATATCCAAGGCGTTGTCGATGCAGCTCAGGAGAAGGTGACCTTCGACCGCATCCTTCTGGATCAAAAGCGGCTTTCGTACATCTTGCGCAGCAAGAAGATGAAGCAAGTCATCTTCGGCACGGACAAATCATCATCCCCTCTTCTGCTGGCCTCCCTGAACGAGTTCATGCGATCGAACGGCCTGCCTGTATTCGAGGTGATCCGACGGATGACGCGCATTCAGGACAACGGCAAGATCCGCGAGTACAAACCATGGAACGACAAGAGCCTCGTATTCGTGCCGGAGGGTCGTCTCGGCGTCATCAAAAACGCTTACGCGGATAACGAACTTCGCCCCGAGCCGGGAGTTGCCTACTCCAACTACGGACGCATCCGCATCTCGCAGTGGGGCAAAGGCGAGACGGACAACTCGAACGGCGTGGAGTTTACGAAAGCACAATCTATTTCGTTGCCCGTCATTACCGAGATCAACGGTATTTACTCGCTGAGTGTAGAATCGTAGAAGTACATGACGGTCGCAGAATGCATACGTCAGGAGTTCAGCATGATCGGAACCATCTCCGACTATGGCGTTCGCCGCTTCGCCAGGGAATGGGGTTACGATCCCAACTCCCTGGCGGGTAGCGACCATCAGCAACAACTAATCGCCAAGCGCGTATCCGAATTCATCGACAGCCTGATAATGCACCCTCTGTCGGTAAGCGAAAACGGGCATTCGGCGTCCTGGTCTGAAAGCGCCATGAAGCAACGGGCACAACTGATGCTTCGGCAATATGGCATCACGCCCGGCGAAGAATTGAGCAGCTCTATTGGACTGTCCTCGATAAAGGATGCTTCGAACTTGTGGTAATATGCATTTCGCGCCCCACATACTCTATTTAAGGATCGACCCTCCCAAGCAATACGACGAAATGGGGCGTCCGATAGCTATATCCGAAAATGATGCATGGCAGGAAATAGGTGATTGTCGTTGCGACGACGACACAACCGTCCGCCTTGTATCAGAGAACGGGGAGCTACGCCAATCGAAATACCACGTCGTATACGAAGGGAGAGGAGTGTCCAAAGGAGGTTACGTGAAGTGCATCGACAAGGCGACCGGCACGGCACGGGGCGAAGGTACAGTGGCAATAGCCAAGGCAAACAACTATTTCAACGTGTCAGACCTTTGGATATGATTACAACAGGAGACGCGCGCAACATACTGTTCTCAGCGTGTAAGGGGTTTGGGATAAAAGACATGCGCACGTCATGGGCTATCCCCGAGGGGAAAGTCAATAGAGAGCGTATCGTCGTCATCACACCACCCGAGCAGACGTCGGACACGTATTGGGAAAATTGCTTTGTTGCTGTAAACCTGTGCGTCCCTGACATCAAGGGAGAAGCGAACCTCAGACGGCTGGACGAACTCGAACGGGCAGCCAAGGCGAGATTCAAGGAATGGACATACGGCACTTATGACGGATCCGCATACAGGTACAGGTATGAGAACATCGGCCGCGAAGAAGATGTGAACCTCGGATGCCACTATATCTACATCAGAGTACTATTCAGAGTATTAAACATTAAAAACAACTAAAACAATGGCAAAAGTAATAGCAGTAGGAATCAAGAAGCTGTATTATGCAGCCCCCGCAAAGGTCACAGGAGATCTTACGGGCACCCTGCTGGGAACCATCATTAAAGATCCCGCTACGAAACAGGTGGAAAACATCCACCAAGACACATGGAGCATCGAAGAGGAGGAGCCGTCTACCACGGAGTACAGGAATCAACTCACCAATGGCGTATATCGCCAAGACACCGAAATGGGGAACATCCAGATGTCGTTTACCATCGGGCAATACGACTATGAAACCAAGGCGGATTTCATGGGCGGCACGGGGTCGGAGACGTCATGGAAGCGTGCGCGAGGCGTCACGCGCATTGAAAAATGTATGATCGCCCTAACGGAGGACAACCAGTATTGCGTCTTTCCGAAGGCCTCGGTTATCGCCCGCAACACCAACAATGAGGGCGCCGTAGGTATCGGTGTAGCAGCTGCTGCCCTGGAACCCGACAACACGGCAGTCTCGTCGGAATATTGGTTCGATTCTTCGGAGGTGAACGTCGAATAAGAACCTCCAAGCCATCAGCAGTCCAGGGGTGGGAGGCGTGTGCCCCTCACCCCTATTTCTTAAAATCAATCTTATGAAATTGGAGTTTATCAGTATCCGCATCGCATCGAAGGGATACACTGTATACAAGATGTCCCCCATGACGGCAACGCGCATCATGACGGCGCGGGATGTCAACAAAGATCCGGACGAGAGTAAGGCATGTATATCGGCGATGGCGCATAGTATAGCCTTGGCGGTTGTCGGCAGCCGCAACATATTCGCGGGTGTCAGGGTGTGGTTTTTACGCCGCAGATTCATGAAGCGGGGCACATTCAACGAGTTGTTCGACTGTTACCAGAAAATACTGCTGATGATACCCCTTGAGGATATTGCCTCGGTTGCAGCCGTAATAGAGGGATTGTCCGCAACAATATCCAAAGACCATGAGTAAATCGGCGGATATTGTCGCCAGGTCATTGCTGAATACGCATCATGTGTCGGTAAAGCTCGGGGTGCTGAAATTCTGGGTATACCAGCCGTTCGTGAAAGATTTGGCAAGGGCATTTGCCGGAGGGAAAATAGACGTTTCGATCTCCGGAAGGCAAAAATATTCCATGGAAACAATATCCAAGCTGCTTTTTCGGCGCTCATGGTGCCAAAAACTATTCCTGTGGTACGCCAAGCGGTATGCCACCTGTGAAGAGATTTCCGCCGCGACCATGAAAATAGCCGACATCGTATCGGGCAAAGACTTGTTCGATTCGGTGAAGATCGACAAAACACGCCGGAAAACAGTGTCTGAAACCGTCGGGAATAATACGATAACGGGCATTATTGCAACGATGATGGATCAATTGAACATCTCCTACAACGAAGCCTTTCAAGGCATAAACTACCCTACCATGCTACTCATGATGACCGACAAGGTGCGCACGCTCGTAGGGGACGAGGAAAAAATAGTGCGGGGATCGGGCGCCGATATGGCCCGGAGAAGAAACAATAAGAAAAGAGGCAATAAAGAGCAGTAATGAGTGCATTATCATTCAAAATAAACGCGGAAACCGATAAACTCAAGAGTTTTATTACCATGCTTGAGCGGTTGCGGCAGGTACTGGCCGAGATTCCGGACAGCACAAAGGAATTCGACGTCATAAACCGTAAAATTGGCGAGATGGAGGCGCGTGTCGAGCAGACAATGCGCAAAATCGCCCAGATGGAGCAGCAGGCAATGGATGCGGCGTCCAAGGCTGCCGCATCGGCCACGACCGGAACTGCTGGCGGCGGTTCTACGGCAGGAACAGCGGCTACCCAGGCCGAAACTGCGGCATACCATGACCTGCTTGGTGAGCTGAAAGCCGCTAACGACGAAAAAACAAAGGCAATAGCTCAAATTAGGCTATATTCAAATGAGATCGCACGATTAAAAGCGGATGTCACCGCGCTCAATAAGGAAGAGCAGCAGAACGGGCAATTGTCTGCAAAGAAAAGGGCGCAAGTATTGGACGCTGCCGTATCTATCGAGGAATACAAGCAGGAAATATCCCAATTGAGGCGGGAGCTTGCCAACCAAATCAAATTGGAGCAGACTGCCATCGGCTCAATCAACGAAATGTCCCAGGCACTTACCCGTATGCGTGCGGTGTATAAAAATATGAGCGCTGCGGATCGTGAGGGGGCGCAAGGGCAAACGATGCTTAAAAACATCGAATCGCTCGACACGAAGATCAAAGAACTGGATGCGTCGATGGGCGTCCATACTCGCAATGTCGGCAATTATGCCTCGGGATTCAATATGCTGGGATTCCAAATTCAGCAAGTTGCCCGCGAGTTGCCGTCGCTGGCATATGGCCCGCAAATATTCTTTTCCGCCATATCCAACAACCTGCCGATGCTGGCCGATGAAATAGCACGGGCGAAGAAATCGGTTGATGAATTGAAGAAAGCCGGGCAAACCTTCACGCCCGTATGGAAACAGATAGCATCGTCGATCTTCTCCTGGCAAACCCTGCTTGTGGCCGGCGTAACCGTGCTTACCCTTTACGGCAAGGAGATAACCAACTGGGTAGCGTCGCTGTTCAAAGGTAAAACGACGATAGACGCCTCTGCCGCTGCACTCGAACGCTTTAATTCCGCTATGGCTCAAGGTTCGGTGTCGGCTCAATCCGAATTAACCAAATTGAACCTGCTGTATAGGGCTGCGACAGACCTTTCCAGGCCCTATGAAGAAAGAGCCGAAGCGGTCAAAAAACTGCAAGACATATACCCCGCTTACTTCGGCAATATGGCTGCGGAACAGGTTATGGTCGGGAATGCTGTCGGTGCTTATGAAAACCTGCGCGATGCAATTATCGAGGTCGCAAAGGCGAAAGCCGCAGAAAAAATCATCACCGAAAATCAAGAAAATATAAATCTGCTTGAGGCTACAGGAAATGCATATAAAGATTATGTAAGCGCCTATAAAGATTATGAAGATGCATGGAATAATCAGCAAAAACTATTAAAAAAATACAAGGCTGGAGAGGTAGGCAAAGAACAACTCGGAGCAGGATTGAGATATTTCAATACTGCCAAAGAAAGTGTATGGGAAGCTACCGACAATCTAAAAACTGAATTGCAAAAACTGCCCGGGGGTAAAGACCTGTGGGATAAAATTGAAAAAGAATATGATTCCAATGTAAGAGAATATGTCAACTCGGTAGATAAAACAAATGCCCAGTTGGTTCCTGTTGCTGAAAAGCTATTTGTAGGGAAAACCCCATCCGAACTTAACGCAGAATGGGAAAAAGCCCGCCAAAACGCCGAAAACGCAGCAAAAAAAGCGGCATCCGATCAAGAGCGCAACCTAAAGGAGCTCACCAAGCAATTGCAAAAGCTCCGGGATGACGCATTGCAGGCCGAAATAGATTCCATGAAGGACGGCACGGCCAAGAAACTTGCGCAAATAGACCTCGACTACCAGAAGCGCGCCCGGGCTATACAGGAAGCCGAAGAAAAGCTATTTGAGTTACAAAAAAAAGAAATTGACGCCCAGTACAAAAATGACACGTCGTCTGAACGATTCCTTGCCGGGCAACAGATGGTTGCGCAGTACAAAGGGAATGTGAATCACTTGGCGCGCCCACTTGTTGAAGCGGCAGAATTGGTAAAGAAAGGCTGGGAAGATACAGGAGAAGGCATCGCCACCGTTTTCAGCAGCCAATATGGTATTTTGGATGCCAAGGGAAAGGTGACTGAGATTTTAGTCACCCCAATCCTGCCTAATGGGGACATTTTGTCTCCACAGGAATTGGAAGATTATATATACACTCAACTCGAAGGGGCACAAAACATTCTTGCCGCAGACACCAAAGGTTTAGTTATCGCCACCAATGTAGCTGCCGATGGGTCTGCTGGCGAAAAATATCATGAACTTCAAGAGGTATATTATGCTGACAATATCAAAGCGGCAGAAGGTGTTAGAATATACACGGAGGCCTTGAAAGAGTTCAATAAAGAACAACGAAATGAAGATTGGGATGCCGCGTTCCTATCCGAAGCTGGCATTGAAAACACAGAGGAATATCTCAACAAGCAACTGCAAGCATGGAACGAGTACTACATGAAATATGGGACGCTCCTCGAAAAAATACAGGCTACAAAGTCCTATTATGACAAGAAGATCAGCGAAACCGAAGATGCGGGTGCAGTTGCAGCTTTGGAGGCAGAAAAGAACGCCGCCCTGGCCACGCTCGAAGTCGAAGGAGGTACTTTTGTGGATGATCTTGTCGGTAAAACCGAGGAATACATAACAAGGATTAAAGATGAAATAAAAGCTGCTATTAGCGCCCTGGAAGGCGAATATAATAAGTTGCCGTCGTCCGATTCCAAACAGGGAGAACAAATACGGAATCAAATAAACGTCCTACGGGCACAGTTATCGGCGCTTCAAAGGATGGATCCAGTGAGCGATGATGAACACAGCGAATCATTTAAGAAATGGCAGAAGCTATACAGCACCCTAACTAAAATTGAGGGGCAATTTAAAGATATAGGCGAAGCTGCTGGCGGTGCGATGGGTGAGGTAATATCCACAGCGGGCAAGATTACCACCAGTTCGCTGCAAATGATTAATAGCATCAAGACGCTTGCGGAAAGTTCGGCGAAAGGCATTGAGGCAACGGGAGAAACAGCAGTTACCACTATCCAGAAAGTAGAGCGAGCATCCGTGATTCTTGCTATTATACAGGCTGCACTACAAATCATACAAAGTATCGCAAATCTTTTCGGAGATACAGAAACTTCGATGGAGCGAAATATCCGAGAGGCCCAAGAATTAAACGAAGAGCTGCGGGTGATGAATGAACGTGCCCGCCTGAACGCCGATATATTCAAAACTATTTTCGGAGAAGATGCATTTGGTAACTACACTAATAACATCATAGCTCTAAGCGATGCGCTCAATGATTATCAGGCCACTATGGATAAAATCACTAAACGCGGGAAAGAGCAATATACGGAAATAGGCAACAACACAGGATTAGCAAATTTATTAAAAACAGATTTTGTTTGGGAGAGTGTTTCCGAATCTGTTGCTAATATGATGAATCAAGTGCGCCATTCTACGTGGTTCAGAGATGCAAAATATAAAAAGCTAAAAGATGTTGTCCCCGAACTGTTTGAAGAAAGTGGAGTACTAAATATGCAAGCCCTTAAAGAATTTGTAGAAGGGAATAGCGATACTTTCAAACACCTCTCCAAAGAAAATCAGACCTATCTTAAAGAGTTGGTTAATAATTGGGAAACCTATGAAGAAGCCGTAAAAGCTGTAAACGACTACCTTAACGGTCTGTTCGGCGATTTAGGCTCTACAATCACAGATGCCTTGGTTGATTCCTTTGAAAAAGGGATAAATGCTGCTGACGCTTTCGGAGAAGCCGCGGGGGATATGTTAAAAAACCTGGCAAAACAGGTGTTATACACTGCGACAATCGCGCCTGCGATTGAAGATGCGCAAAAGAAAATCAACGAGATAAACAGGGATGCAGGGCTTAGCGAAGAACAACGATTCGATGCTCTGGCAGGCGTAGTGGGCGATCTTTTGGACGACGTTCTGGCACAACAACAATTGGGGCAAGAGCTGTGGAATCGACTTCAACAGGCCGCAGAAGAGCGCGGGATAGATTGGGATGAGGAAGCCGCCAGCCAACAAGCAACATCCCGGGGCTTTCAAACGATGTCGCAAGACACTGGAGACGAGCTAAACGGCCGCTTCACCGACATTCAAGGCAAAGTTACCGACATTCGAGGCTATGTAATGGCGCAGACGCAATCAATAATTGGTCTTTTAACGTCTATGGCCAATATTGAAACAGCCATGTACGCAAGCGTACAGGTAAATAATGAGCTGCTCCGATATGCCGTGATGACCTACATGGAAATTGTGGAAATAAACGGAAGTACCAAAAATATAGATAAAACACTGGTACGCATTGAAGAGGGAATAAACAGCATAAAGAAAAACACGGAAAACATATAATGTCTTAAATATTAATGAGAATAAAAAAAGACATATCAGACCTAAGCAAGTTCATCGACGGCATTCAAGGTGAGGTCGTAGATTTCATGGATGAGAAGGCGCGAGAGGCCGTAAAACTCCAACAGGTAGAAGCCGATTATCGGAACCACACATGGAATCTTCGTAGTTCCCTCGGATATGTTGTAACCTACGACGGCAAGGAGAAACGGCGGTACATAAGTGGAATGAACTACGGCGACGAAGCAGCCAAGGCCATCAATATGTGGTTAAATGAGGTCAATAAGTCGGGAACCAGTATCGTTTTTGCCGACGGTATGTTTTACGCGTCTTTTGTGAGTTCAAAAGGTTATGATGTTATCGACACCGCAGAATCTTATTTAGTAAAAGCATTAAACGGAAGAAAATGAAACGGGATTTACTCATAAACGGATACGATGCCTTTGCAATGGGTGTCGCAATGGGATCGGGGTTCATTGCAAGTCTGAGAGCACCCGCAAGCCTCAAAGATTTTGTAGAGAATGACGACCCAAAAAAGGATGGCAAGCAGGTAATTTACCCCGAAGAACCGAAAGTTGCCGCCCGCGATCTGACGCTGACATTCGTGATCTTCGGCGACACGCTCGCAGAGCACACGCTGAATTACAACAGTTTTATAGAACTACTAAAAAGAGGCAAAATAGACATCAGCATACCTTTAGTATCTGCGGATATTTACCACTTGACCTACATGGGTAATTCAGGCAGCTACATGATGTCTGCTGACCTTACCACCTCACAACTGACAGTAAAATTCAATGAACCCAACCCGGCAAATAGGGTCGCAGAAATAGAATAAAAAATGGGAAATAACATTAACAGATTATTAGAGTGCTTGGCAAAAACAGGAGTATGCCAAACTGGGAAACGATATTTGAATGGGACAAATAAAGACCTTGAAACGCTGATAAAAGTGTGGCGAGGTTGGCCAGAATACTGGTACGAGCATTCGGAAGCGACAATTAAATTACTCCGGATGTTTTTAACCGACCAAGACAAAAAGACATTGGCCGAAAATTTTTTGTTTGTCGATTTTTTCGGTGAATTTCGATTAAACAGAGAATTTTCAGAGCCTATATTCATCGTTGGAAGTAGCAATGTAGTAATTAATATGCCGGCATACATGGTCGGTAAATCCTACCTTTTCAACGAAGCGAAGGCGATGTTCAATGTGTCGGAAAACGCTATATTTAATATTGAAACGTTCGACACCTCGCATATAGAAATCAACAACCCTCAAGGCAAATGTACGATTTACCGATACGACCAATCTATCGTTAGCGGTACAGCCCGTGTAATTGACAAAGAATATATACGTGGTAATGTTTTTAACGGCAAAGAATTTCAACCCAAAACATTTTAAACATTAATAAGCCGGGGAATTCCCCGGCTTTGCAATATCTGTATTTTATTGCTGCTGATAACTGGTGCGATACCCGGCAGGTCGCCTTGGTTCCGTGGGTTTATTTCCAGCTTGAAGTTCCGCCAAAGTTTCACTAACCAACTCGAGTTGCATCCGAGTATCTTCATTAATGTCATTTTGGTCTTTGAATACTTCTTCTACGTACTCTTTGAGTTTCAATACTTCTCCTTGAAGTTCTGCCACCCGATCCACGGGAGGATTTGTAAGCATCTGTCGCATTGCCACGAAGGCCCGCATAATGGCGATATTTGCATTTATGGCGACATCACTATTCAACAAGCCGGATAGCATAGCGACGCCCTGTTCGGTAAACGCATAAGGCATTTTGCGAATACCGCCCCAACTTGATGTCACAAATTGTGATTTCAAGTTTGAAAACTCTTGATTTGTAAGTTGAAACATAAAATCGGGAGGAAATCGTTTGTTGTTACGTTTTACTGCCTGATTTAATGCGCTTGTCGTTACTTGGTAGAGTTCCGCCAAATCACGATCCAGCATCACCCGCTGACCCCGAATTTCGTAAATCTTGCTTTGAATGGGTTGTAGTTCCATATCTTATCTTTCTGCTCCAAATATTCAACCACCGCCCGAGAGGCGTCATTGCAGTGCAAAGATAGTGATTTTTGCCTTGTGTTTGGAAGAGGAAGGCGGCAAATAAAAACCGAGACCATAGCCTCGGTTGCAAAAAAAATTAGATGCCTATTATCTATTTTGTTTTGATTTAAAAAATATGAAGACACCAGCAACTGCAGCAATAGATCCCACGGCAATAGATCCTGCAACCGTATCAAAACCCTTATATAAGGCATAAAGCACTGATCCAGAGAGAACCAACACCGATAAGAAAGCAAATGTGATACCTAAATAAGTCGTACGAATTGCATTTCTGGTCATTACGTTCTCGGTGTCGTGTCGATGTGCCATTTCTTTTTCAGCCATCTTTATAATGCGTTCCGCAGCTCCCGGAACAATCTGATCGTATTTGGCTAATGCTTCGGGCTGCGGAAGTGGCCCTGAATAATGTTGTTGCAACTGGACATGCTGAACTTTATCAGCAGGACTTGTATTTTTCATATGCTCTCCGTATGTCGTTGCCTACATTATACCAATCTTGCGTCATATTCTCAAGGTCAGTTTTTGCCTGACGTTGTTTGCGGCACCTCTCTATCGGATTGGATTCCAACGAAAAGAAATGCAAAACGCTGTCTATAAATATAATCAAAAGGCTTTTCATAATAAACATCTTTTCTATGCAAATATACTTTTTTTATTAATAAACTGCAAAAAGCGTACTGTTATTGTATTTACACTGTTTATATGATAAAATCCCATTCGCTCAAAATGAAGTGTGGAAAATAAAAACCGAGGCTATTGCCTCGGTTCATTTTCTACATGCTTAAAATTATTCTTTAGGCAAAGAGACGAATTTTTGTATGGAAAATATTTGGGTCGATAAATTTTGTTGACTATCATATGGCATATACGCAACTTGATATACTTTATACCCGCTCATCTTCCTCATGCCCAATACTGTTTTGTTATCCCTATCTACAAAGAGGTACATGCCTTCACTATTGCCTACTGGTATGTATCTCTCACTCAAAAAATATGCTAATTCCATGGCATAGTCCGAATGAATAGCCGCCACAGCACCCTTTAATTTGTTGTTTTCAAACATGTATGTTGTTATAATATGAATGTCATCGAATACATATGATATTGATGTATCCGTCGATTCGTCAGGATTTCCACAGGCAGCCACCACATCATTTTTGCTTTTGCCCCAATCTGTATAAGGCTCTTTATAAAGATTGTATTTAGGAGATACTGTTACATGTAATTTTGCACGCCCCTCGTTCGCAACAACTTCTATGTCAGTTTCTCCAATAAGCATTGCGGTAACTTTACCTGATTCATCAACCTCCGCGACATAAGTATCTTTTGATTCGTATGTTACATTAGTACCCGAACATTCTATTTGAAATTCATCCAAAGAATATAGGGTTATGGATTTTTTATTCAGTTTGAGGCTTTCGTCATCATCATCCGAACACCCTACAAAAGCAACCGAGGCAATAGCCACACACAAGAGTAAAAACTTTTTCATATTTCTAATTGTATTGGTTAGTGCCGCAAAATTATAAAATTCCCCCCCCCACAAAATTTTGGAAGTAAAATTTAACCCCGATGTAAAAAATAGTACAAAACCCTTTGTGAATTAAAAGTATTTCCATATATTTGTGACGCTTACATATACTCAAGAGTGCACAAGATGCACCTTCGCTGGTGCTTTTTTTGTGCCGGTAATTAAATATACGGACGGGTAACCCTGTGGCGTTGCTGTAATGGCGCGCCAACCTCTTGAGTAAAGATGTAAGCAGCAGGTAGTACCCGTTCGTTTTTTTTTGTTTTATTAAATGCTTACATCTATGAAAACACCATCGCTTCCGGGGACACCCGACTACCAACAACTCTACAACGAGGCCATGCAGTACAAGAAGGCTTATTTTGACCTTCTCGCCCGCTACTGCGATACGGTTGATGAATACATCGCCGACGTTGACCGCAAAATCGAGGAATATCAAGCTTCATCATCAAACCGATCTATCGATCCGTTTATCCTTATGAAGATGGGTGGGAAATCTGATGTCACACAATGTAAATAGCCGAGCCATGAAGACAAAGAATTCAGAACCCGATTACAGGGCATTGCATGTACAGGCCATGCAACAACTCAACGATTACATGCGCGAAACGCTCCAACTGCGCAAGTATATTCACGCTCTTGAAATGGACGCATTCGAAGCGTTTATGCACAAGTCAGAGTATTTCGAACAGACGACAACCACCAAATTCTGTTAGCCATGAATAACATACAAATATTCAATAATGAACAGTTCGGGCGTGTGCGTATCATCATGTCCGATGACAAGCCAATGTTTCTTGCGAATGATGTAGCGAGATCATTAGGATATATAGAATATCAAAAGGCAATACGCACCCATTGCAAAGGGGTGTCCGAAATGGACACCCCTACCGAAGGCGGTGTTCAGCGGGTGAAATACATCCCCGAATCCGATGTATACCGTCTTGTCATGCGGTCGAAGCTCCCGCAGGCCGAACAGTTCCAGGACTGGGTATGCGATGAGGTTCTACCCACGATCCGCAAGACTGGCGGATACATGTCAGCCAAAGAGACGGACACGCCCGAAATGATAATGGCACGTGCCGTGCTGGTAGCAAACGACACCATAGCGCGCCAGAAACAACAGCTGGAGCAGGCACAAAAGCAGGTGGCAGCACTCGCGCCGAAAGCAGAACTGATGGACAAGGTGCTGGACACAGACCAGAAGATCGACGTCGGGCAAGCGGCAAAGATTTTGAATCTTCCTTTTGGCCGCAACACGCTCTTTCAGCGGCTCCGGGAACGCGGCATATTCTTTTGCAACCGCAACGAGCCTAAACAAGAGTATATTAACCGTGGTTACTTCGAGTTAAAGGAGAAGTTAATTGACCGCAACAACCACGAATCGTTCACGGTTATAAAAGTCCTCGTGACGCAGAAAGGGTTGGATTTCCTCGCAAGACAATTCGAAGTAGTCCAAACGCCAAAGAAGATGGCACCGATAAAGTAACCCCCGTATACCACTATTTCCACACCACGTTGGGGGCGCCTCGCAGAAATGCGGGGCGTTTTTCCAAATATATTTATTACCTTTACCACAGAAAGAATTTTGACCAAAAACTAAACGAGGAAGATAAAGATGGCACCGACACCTAAAATATCAGGCGTACGCTTCAGAAGAGGCTCTGATTTAATTTTCACAAACTGTTGTGGAGTAGCTATTAAAGACACCGAACAGGTATGCCCATCTTGCGGAAGTTACGTAATTGGAGGTGGATTCACGCCGGAGAAAGCAAGAAAAATTCGCAGACTATACGCCGAGCTAAACCAGCCTGATAATCGCGACAGGTGGTGGTGTCTCGAACCACGAAATATAATCAAGGAACCTCATTAATATATTGAAGGTTGACAACGCAATTAAACACGATGAACGAAATGGTAAATATAGATGATAAGCTTGCTGAAAAAATTGAATCACTTACTGACACTGAACGGAAGCGACTTATTGATGTTGTTTATTGTGATATTCAAGAGTGCATTCGAGGGGTTTGTGAGGAATGGAATCGTGATTTAACAATATTATGACCGATATTCAGATTTCAAAAATGAGCGCTTTGGCAAAGTGAATGGAGAACCAATGTTTCCTGTATCAGATGTATGCACTATGCTGGATTGCACAATCCGGGTAAAGCTATTTCAGATCACGTAAACGATGACGAACGATATAACGAATCGTTAGAGCATGGCGTGCACTCAAAGCAATATCTGCCGAACATGGTCTGGAAGTAAAAAAAGATATTCGATGGTAATTATGGACAGGTAAACATATACCATCGAGAGGCATTTGCTATTCTATATGGCAAATAATTGCTCATCCTAAATATTGTTCGGGCAGGGAGAAATCCCTGCTTTTTTATTGATATTTTTACTGCTCCCCATTGTTATTAAAATGCACACCTGCACATTTGCACAGAGGCTTGAGGAATCGCCGAGCCCTTGATGCAAATGATTATTTATTCTCCGACAGGAACAGAAATATTAGACGCACCGGTCACCAAAGAGGCTATCATCAAATATGTCCTCATGGGTGACTACTATATCGAGCTGCCCTTTAATCTCCTTGAACCAACGACATTCGCCCGGGGTTCCTATATCACATATAAAGGCCGCAAGTTCGAAATTATGTCCACGGTACGCCCGGAGTTCGACAACAAGACAGGCGGCTACAAATATACACTCAAATTCGAGGCGCAACAGAACCACATGAAGCGTTTCGTATGCTTCTGGCTGGGCGGAGACAATCCCGAAGCCGTATTTCACAACACCACCGACCTCGCATCCTTCGCTGCCCTGATCGTCGCCAACATGAACAAACAACTCGGAGGCGAAAACTGGCAGGTAGGCACGATCACGGTTGACAATCCTAAAGCTACGAAACTCGTATCGTTCAATGGCGATAAGTGCTGGGACATCCTCAATACGATTGCCGAGACCTTTGAAACGGAGTGGTGGACAGAAGAAAACGGCAATCTCGTATCATTATGCTTTGGCAAACTGGACTTTGGTTCCCCGGAAGAGTTCAAACAGGGCAACGTAGTGAAAAACATTCCCGCAAAAAAGGGGGATGATTCGAGCTACGGCACCCGGTTCTACGTCTTTGGCTCTACTCGCAATCTCACAAGCGACTATGGACAAGCCCCGCAAGGCGGTGAAACGAATCATGTATCTGAAATTCGGCTTCGCCTGCCGGACGGACAGCGGTATATCGACGCAATACCTGGTATTTCGGGAAGCGACATTGTAGAGCAGGTCGTGTTCTTCGATGACATATACCCCAAGAATACGGAGACGGTCACCAGTATTGAGACTGTAGACCGGGAGATCATCGAAGGGCAAACGGATAAGGCGTATGTCATGTACTGCAAAGACACGCCATTCCTGCCTTCGGACATGATCGAAGGCGAAACGCTGGGGGCAACGTTCACGAGCGGTAGCCTTATGGGGCGTGATTTTGAGTTAAGTATAAATTACAAACCTGAAACATGGAAACCCGAAGACGGTTTTGACAAGAAATTCGAGATCATCGCCCAAGTAGAAACATCCGGTGAAAGCCAGCTTATCATCCCCAACGAAAGCCTGCATCCCGAGCCTGGAGATATGTTTGTCATAACAGGCGTAAAACTACCTAAAGAAAGGATCGAGGAGGCTGAAAAGGAGCTCTTGAAGGCCGGGGAATCATATGCTGCGAAACACAGCAGCGACACGGACGTATACGACTGCGAAACTAATCCCGTATACTGCCAAGAAAACAAGAAGAATTACGATGCCGGGCAAGCGGTACGCCTTGTGGATCCACGCTTCGGAGAAAGCGGTCGATTATCACGTATCCAAGGATACGAAAAGAAACTATATAATGAGTATATCGCCACATATACGGTAGGCGACAATACGGCATATTCCCGCATTGGCAACATCGAATCGGAGGTGAAGGCCAACCTGTATGCGCAACGCATAGGGGTAACCGAATCCGGCGCCTCGATCTATCTTATCACCCGATACGATTCCACCGCCGCCGCCGACTACAATACCTATTCCGCCCGTCGCGCGCTATGGGAGTTCGCCAGCAAACAGTTTCCAGACACCTTTAAGGGCAGGATGACTTTTGATGACGGTGCCCAGTTCGGGAACTTCGCATCCGGGATGACAGGCTTGGGCGGCATGATCGACAAGAAAGGCAACGCCGAGCTACAGAGCCTGAAACTTCGGGGATTCCTGGAGGTTCCGGAACTCCGCTACAACCGCGTCGAAATATCCATGGGCGATACGTGGTATGCCCCGAGTGCCGGGCTCATCGAAAGCGTCGACACCACGGCCCAAACCATCACCCTCAAGCTCGAAGAAGGCGAGATCGGAAGTCCTCGTGTCGGCGACATTTGCATGGGTATCTTCCACAATTTGAATACTTCGGGGAATGCAACTGCGGATTATGACGACGGCCGTGGCAACAGGCGCTTTGCCGGGTTTGCCACCTGCTATTTCCGCATCACCGAGGAGCTGGACACTACAACTTACAATACATTCAAGTACCAACTACGCCCGGTATCGGGAGCCTACCCCACCCAATATCATCCGGCGGCGTCGATGACCTTCGTGGGCTATGGCTCCTTCTCGAATGAGGATCGGCAGACCTCCCGCTACTCGACACGCACCTATCAGCGTTACCTGCGCGGCGTGGACGACTGGGAGTTCAGGGCCGATAACATTGCCGCGCAATATGGCGACCTGTCCAACCTGTCCGTATTCGGGATAAACATGACGGGGTATTCGGCATACCTGAACAACATCTACATGTCGGGCGTCATCCAGCAATTCACGCCCGGCGGCGAAGAGGTGCCCACGATCATAGACCGCGGAGTGTGGAGCGCCACGGAAACATACAACCGCAACGACGACGTATATTGGAACAACGGGCACTGGCGCTGTCTGGTCGACGGCACCAAGACCGAGCCCGGCAAGGATGCCGAGGAGTGGGTATACTTAGGCGGATACGGGATGCTCGAAACGGTCAGCATATTCAAAAAATCGGAGAGCGAACCGGCGAAACCTACGGAGCTGAAAATACCGCCCGAAGGCTGGACGACGGAAACGTTGCCGATGTCGGATCAACGTCCTACATGGATGTGCACCGGAACCGTTGTTGACGGGGAGGTCAAATCATGGTCTGAACCCCAGCGCATATCGGGGGAACCGGGTCTCGACGGGAAGGACGGCAAGGATTACGAGTGGATCTTCGCACGTACATCGCACTACAAAGCCCCCGCACAACCGCCCACCTCACAGCAGGACGACTACGTTCCCGCGCCATCCGTAACTACGGACGGGCAGGTGTGGACGGACAATGCCGTGGGGCCCGATAGCGACAACCCTTACGAGTGGGCCAGCAAGCGTGTGAAAGGAAATGACGGCATGTGGGGCAAGTTCACCTCCCCTGCGCTTTGGGCGAAATTCTCGTTCGACGGAGCACCGGGCGAAGACGGAACCGATGTAGAATGGATATTCAAACGCACAAGTTCCAACACGGCCCCGAATACGCCGTCTGGCAGCGACGAAGACGGATATGTTCCGAGCGGTTGGACGAACAACCCTACGGGCCCGAATTCCGAGCGCCCCTACGAATGGACTTGCGTACGCTATAAGACAGGCGGACGCTGGAGCGGATATTCAGCAGCGTCCTTATGGGCGAAGTGGTCATTCGACGGCGCGGATGGTGTGGATGGTGAAGGTGTAGAATACATATTCACACGTACGAAAACCGAAGATTCGAGCACTGTCCCGGAAGTCCCCGCAGCTGCTGAATACGATAATCCCCCGGCACCATGGACGGATGACCCCACGGGAGTAGATGCCACATATCGCTACGAATGGGTGTCGAAACGCAACAAGGTGGAAGGTGTTTGGGGCGCATTCTCCTCGCCCTCGATTTGGGCGCGGTATTCTTACGACGGACAACCGGGAAACTGGACATCCTATGTATTTAAAAATAGCGATACGGAGCCCGCAAAGCCTACTTCGTCCGACCCCATTCCGTCCGGATGGAGTGACGCGCCCACTGGTGTCGGTATATGGTGGATGTCCAAGGCTACGATAGACGCATCGACCGGAAAGGCCGGGGCGTGGTCGACACCTATCCGCGTAACGGGCGAGGATGGGGAGCCGGGGCCGCATACTGACTTCAAATACGCCAAGAATAACAGCACCACCACGGCGCCGGCGCTGGTCAAAACGGATCGCACCCCCGCAGGTTGGAGCGACACCCCGCCGTCGCTCTCTTCGGGTGAATATCTGTGGATGACGCAGGCAGAAATAGACGCCAACAATAATCTGTTGCACCCGACGGTGGGCTGGGCAACTCCGGTACGCATATCGGGAGAGCAGGGCCCGAAAGGTGATGACGGCGCCCCTGGCGAGGACGGCAATGATGGCAAGGACGGCTTGCAGGGTTGCATAATCCGCCTCACGGAATGGGCGTCGGGCGTCGAATACCGCAATGACCTCGACCTTGTCTCCAATGGCCCCAGATACATAGACATAGTTACGATCTATGCGAACAATAAGCAGCTGAAATTCCAGTGCAGCCAGACGCACACGTCGTCCGCTTCCAACAAGCCGGCAGCGGGAGCCACGTCGGCATATTGGCAGCAACTCAACGACATGGTGCCGATATATACGCCCCTGTTGTTCGCTGAGAACGCCGTCATCAACTTCCTGCAAGGCATGGAGTTCGTGGTGCACAACTCCAAGACGGACATTTCCGTGAATACTATTATCGCCGGGCTCGTGGGCGGTGATATTCCCCTGTTCGTCGGGAGCAACACGCCGTCCAATGCGCCGTTCAGGGTCGCCAAGGATGGTTCATTCGTGGCCACCAAAGCCGATATTACGGGGACTATCAATGCATCGAGCGGAACGATAGGCGGATTTAAAATTGATACAGCATCATTAACAGCTAAAGACGATTTCGGTGAGATGTATCTATCTTCCAATCTGATTAGGTTTACCAACGATAATACCAAACTTTATCTTGGAGGCGACACCTGGCCGGGATCAACGGGTGGTGGTATCTATGGGCCTATAAGAGTAGAAGTAGACCGCGACGTAACCATGGCAGGCAATGTCGGAGTGTATATAGATGTCACCGGAGCAGCATTATCGGATGGAACCTCTACCTCTGCACGTCAGTCCGGAAGTCACGCCTTATATATCGCTAATGGTGTTATAACGGGCTTCAGACTTAGGAATGTACGAACCTCTTCCAACAGAACCCTGACCGACATGGACAGCGTGGTGTTCTGCACATCCGGGAGCGAAACGACCCTTACCCTGCCGTTTTCGCCCAAGCCCGGGCAGATTTATTTTATCCGCAAGGTCGGCAGCGGAAATGTCAAGCTGGCGGTGGGGAATACCCTGCACAGGATATGCACCAATTCCAACTCTCAGAACAACACCACTATTACCCTGGACTGGGGTAAGATGTGGATCATATTGTGGGATCACATGAACAGTATGTGGACGGCCAACTGGTGCCAATATTAACGCAAAAACAGGATATATGAAAACATTGAATTTTAAGGATTTTAAACTATTCACCGACATTTCACATGTCGGACATGTTGTCGTCGATGCCCGGAAAGAATTTGCCAATGCCATATACATGAGCATGAACGGCATCGTAGCGCATGACCTGGCATTCCGCATCCTCCACAGCGAAGGCGGCATCGAAGTTTCCGACGAGGAGGAATCGATTATCGTCGATACCGCAAAGATGTGCAAGGCGGTTTTCTACGACAGCATCATGTCCGCTCTCAAGGAGGAATAAACGACAGAAAGAATATGAAACGCATCCGTATAGGCAAGGACATAGAGATACATTGGCCGATACTCACCAATGGGGAGCCGGTAGCACTCGAAGGGCGCGACCTGAAACTCTTCGTCCATTTGCCTTCGCATATGGACATTCCCGTCGATTTCACCACCGAAGGCAATACCGCAATTTTTATCATAACCGGAGCGATGCAAAAATCCATCGGGGTGTACCGCCTTACCATGTGGGAAAATTTACAGAAAAGCGGGCAAACAGCGGTTGACTATTGCAACGCCTTCGAGTTAGTTCCTACGACCTGTATGGAGGGTGGTGAAGATGACAATAACCTTACAACGGAAACTGTCGACCTTGAGGCGTCAAGCCTTGTTGTTGGATTGCCCGGCGAGAGTGCTTACGAGGCATTCAAGAAATACAACCCGAATTCCGAACTTACGGAGGAAGAATATGCCGAGGCCCCTATTAACGCTGCAAACGCCGCGAACGAGGCGGCAAAAGCGGCAAATGACGCCGCAGGTAAAATTGGGGATATTGACAAAGCCCTTGCCGAAAAGGTCGACAAGGAAGAAGGGAAAGGGCTTTCGACGAACGACTACACCGACCAGGAGAAGGAGAAGCTGGCCGGGCTCTCCAACTACGACGACACGGAGATAAGGAAGGAGTTGTCCGACAAGGCATCCAAGAAGGAGCTGACGGAGGCTGCAGCGGGCACGCTGACTGAGGCAAAGTCGTATACGGACACCGAGGTCGAGAAGGCGAAAGAGGTAATAGGTGAAGGTATCGGTCAGTTACTGTCCACAATTGAAAAAGGCATAATCGCAGGAGACGCGGATACGCTCAAACAGGGCAAGGCATACACGGACACTAAGACGGCAGAACTATGGAATAATGTCGGCGATACGTTTGACGCTATGTCCGAGGAGCTCAATAGCAACATATCCGGCGGGGATGTGCGGACACTGACCGAAGCCAAAAACTATACAGACAAGGCGATTTCAGAAATTCCCACCCCGGACGTCAGCGGGCAGATCGAGCGGCACAACACCTCCCCCACGGCGCATCCCGACATTCGGGAACTGCTCAACACCTGCGTAGGACTGCCGGAGTTCAACGACAAAACCTACGAGCTGACCTTCACGACAAAGGGCGGTGCGAAGTTCATCATCGACCTGCCTATCGAGATGATGGGGCTGCATTACAACGAGGATACCCAATCTATCGAGTTCGTAAATGCCGACGGCTCCATATCCTCCATCCCGGTTTCTGACTTCGTGAAAGTATATGTCGGCTCTATCGGTTCCGAGATACAGGTTACGGTCGAAGGCTCCGAAATCCGCGCCACCCTGCTCAACAACACCGTATCCTGGGACAAGTTGACACTTGCATTGCAGGAGATGATTCAGAGCAAGGCCGACCGCACGGAGCTTCCCACGAAACTGTCGCAGTTGCAGAACGACCCGAACTTCGTGACATCGGGAACCCTGGAAACCCAGTTGACGCCTATCAAAACCGAGTTGGGCGGCACAGTGCGCCTCGGGGAGGAAATAGGAGAGAGCTCTACCCCGCCTCCTATACCGGACACGGACGATGAAATAACCGAAGTCCTCGCGCACTCGGACTGCACGCTCGAAGAGCGCGTGACGCACCTCGAAGGGCTGCTCGTGGGAGTGCTCTCGGGCAAAGTGCTGATCCCGGAGTTGCAGGTCAAGAAGCTGGGCGTGTGGGGCGACAACAACCTCGTCGTCACGGGCGAGGGCGCACCGACGAAAGCCCCCGACCGGGCCGGACAGCTCTACATCGACACCAAGAACAATGCGGTCTACCACTCCGTGGGCAACGGCGCGGTGTCGGACTGGAAAAACGCTTAAACTACATACAACATGTCACAAGTCAACAAATACGCCGACAAGGCGGGTTACACGGCCGACAAGAACCGCAAGGACACGCAGTCGGCAGTATCATACATCGAGAATGACGGGATGCTCGTCTACGACGGCGTGAACGTCGTGGTGGACAAGCCGGCCGCCGGTGTCGGTGATCTCGTCGTCTTTGACAAGACGGATAGTACGTTGAAATTTATCAAAGGCGATACGCTGGTTACAGAAAAGATACCTCCCCAACTGATTCCCGTGGCCGTGGTCTATGCCCGGCAGGGCGAGCGGGTGCTGATCGTGTCGCTTCGCAATGCGGCAAGCAGCGTTTACTGGGCGTACTCTTACGAGGTCGCCCTATCTGGCTTCGAACTGTCTGCGGGGGGAACCTTCACGCTTCGTATCTATAATACCGACCACGCATTCACTTATGCCCCGGGTGCGACGCTCGCGGATATCGCCGCGCAGATCAATGCGGACGAGAAGATCAAAACCACTTATGGCTGGACAGCCTCTGCCGATGAAGCAGGGGCACGAATTGTCATATCATCGAATACATGGTCGCCCAATTATGTGCTTATCGACGTTACGAATGGCTGCCAAATCACCTATCCTCGGGAGAACGTGAGCTATCAGACAACACTCACGGGGATACTTATCAAAGGAACCAGAGAAGAAATTCGCCGCAAGAATGGTGTGAGTGCAAATATGGCAGGTGGTATCCTCGACCAGTTCGCGGAATATTATTCGGAGAGAGGCCAGGCTGCCACAGGACAAAAGCCGGGAAGCGGCATAGTCATTCGGGAAAGCGTTTTCACCGAGGCCGACAACCCCGATCTGGTTGCCGTGTATCCCACCTACAAGGACTACCTGTTCGCCGAGCACATGGCACAATATCCTACGGCGTTCGGGACGATGTTGCAGGATGGCAAGACCAACACGAACCTGATCGGGCGGCTTACCTTCGAGGATATTTACGGCAAAACACAGTACCGCTACCCGGCTGCTGCGGCTGCCCTCGACTACGGCGTCACCGTGGACGGAATGACGACGGGGCTGGAGGCGGGGGCATGGTGGCTGCCGTCGTCGGAAGAGGTCTACCTGCTGATGCACAACAGGGTGCGTTTCGCCGCTGACGTGGAAAAAGACCCTGTAAACCGTACGCTCTTACGCTTGAAAGCTACCACGTGCTATGGTTATAATTATTTTGTCCATACTCCATGCGAGATGCGGGAGAGTTACATCTACATTTATAGCGGAGGGAGCGGCACTCTGGGCTATACAGGCAAGTGCTATAAATTCTCTGCCCGCCCGGTCTGCGCCTTATAATTATCTGAACCATGGAAACACAACGACAGATCGACATCCTCGAATCGCGGCAGCTCGAATTGCGCGCGATCATGGCCAAGTCCGACGACAGGGCGGCCAAATGCATCAAGTCCGGCCTTGACTTCCGGGCTACCTATCCTCTGGATTATGAGGAGTACGAAGCGGCCAACGCGGAGTACAACGCGAACGAAAAGACCCTTGCGGAGCTGAGGGCCCGACGTGCCGAAGAGCTGGCCGCCGAAGAAACGGTTATGAACTTTCAAAATATTGAGCAATGAAGATGTATATGACCAACAAGCCCAACGGCGAGCCGTTCTATCCCGTAACCGTAGCCGAAGCCGTGCTTGTTTCCGAAGGAGAAACTTTAGCCGCGGTGCTGCAACGGCTCGAACAGAGGATCGCAGAATTGGAGAAGTCGGAAGCGGCGCCCCAGGCGCAGACAAACGTGTTGCCCGAACAATAGAATACACCCTATGGAAGCATTGTGGAGATTTATAGAAAGGCTCTGCGAAAAAGTATGGCAGGTGTTGATCGGTGCCCTGGTGTACATGTTCAACGCCATAGCCCCGATACACGACATACTGACGGCCTGCATGATTATATTCGCCGCGAACTTTTTCACGGGCCTGTTCGCCGGTGTGCTCGTGCAGCACGAAGGATTCATATTCCGCAAGGCTTTCAAGTGCATATCCGAGGCTGCGGTAATATCGGGACTGATGGCTATGATACTGCTCGTCGGGGACAACATCGACAACCACGACGGGGCGATGTCGGCGATCTCGCTCGCAGTATATGCCCTGATATATTTCTACGGGGTCAACATCCTCAAGAACCTGAACCGAATATTCCCGAAGAACCGATACATCGACTTCCTGTACTATGTGCTCTCGTTCGAGATGATTAAGAAGATTCCCTATTTGGAAAACTACAAACAAAAACAAAAGGACAAATGAAAAAGAAATGGATCGTATGGAGCATCGTTGCGGCCGTGGCCGTAGTGCTCGGAATCGTATTCCCGCGTTACATCCTCGTGGGGATTGTTGCTGCTATGGCCGGATGGGTCGGGCATATCCTGTACACTAAACACATCGCGCAATGACACGGGGGCTCAGAAACAACAACCCGCTCAACATCGAGAAGACACGGGGCGGCAATCCCTGGCAGGGCGAGGTCGTACCGTCGAAAGACAAGCGTTTTGCGCAGTTTACGACGGTGCCCTACGGCTACCGGGCTGCCTTCAAGCTGTTGAACAACTACCAGCGTAATTACGGGTTGGACACGATCCGCAAGATGATCGGCCGCTGGGCCCCGTCGGAGGAGAACCACACGGACGCCTATGTCCGCACCGTGGCGGAAAGATCGGGGGTGCCCGCCGACAGCCGGATCACTACGACCAACCGCGACGTGATGGTTCCCATCGTTGCGGCCATGTCGTTCGTAGAGAACGGCGTAGAGGCCAAGATGCTCGACGTGCAGGCCGGGTGGGATTTGTTCATAAAGGCATGAAACGCCTGATCCTCTACCTGCTCGCCGCCCTTGCGGCCGGGGCGCTGCTCTTCGGCTGGGGATACCGCCGGGGAGCGGCGTCGGTG